TCAGTTGCCAACTGTTTATAAAAGTTCTTTTCGTATAGTTCACTAGTTCATCTGTAACTTTGTCCATTGGAATATTCCTTAGATCCCAACACATAGAAATCATTATATTTTGCCGTGTGTATGTGGTGAGAATGGCGAAGTAGATCTTTAGGCTCTCCATCATATCTACAAGAGTAAAACATGCAGAATTATCTTTATAAGTCATTGTGAGTACATTGTTTGAATTGTTAAACTGATACGATGTCTTTGGTGTCTCAGCTATAAGTGTACCCATCCCTTTGAATACTAACACATTTTAAAATTAGATTTTTCAGACGCTATCATAGTTCTGACTCGACTGCAATCCAGCATTTCTGAGTTTGATCGTAGCTAAGAAGGGACATGTCTTTTGTGTCGTCAACCTCCACATCCTTCATATCGGAAAGTTTGAGGGAGTTTAGTTGTTCTCGTAGGCAGCGTACTTCCTCGACCAGCGAGCGAACAAGACCAATCACCTCGGTATTGTCCGAAGTAATAATAGATTGCACATTGTAGATACTTTTGATGCTGGCTCTCCCGTAATTGATTTGCGCACGAGACATAATATAGTTATTTATTAATAGCTTTAAATTATATTTTATTTGAACGTATTAAGAATATAGAACATTCAGAAATAACAACGAAATATGAATCAGACATCGGAAAATGCTTTGATCCAGAAAATTAACGAAATACCTCAATTTAAACAGAAAAGTCAAGAATGGCTCTCGCAGAGAATGCTTTACCTAACCAGTAGCGATGCTGCTAGCGCCATGGGAATCAATCCCTACAGTAAGCCAGAAGAGCTCCTTTTCAAGAAATGTGGCATTGCGGTTCCGTTTTCGGGGAACGTTGCAACCAGACATGGAGAAAAATACGAAGACGAAGCCATAGAAAAGTATTGCAAGGCCTTCGGTATGAAAAACTACGAGTTCGGATTAATTCCATATGAGAAAGTGCGTAGAGAGAATCCTATTGAATCGTATAAGTTTTTGGCTGGTTCTCCCGATGGGCTTGCTGTGCCTCTAAATAATCCGACGGAAGAACCGATACTTCTCGAAGTAAAGTGTCCTTATCGGCGGAAACCGGTTCGAGGGTGTTGTCCAGATTACTATTACCCGCAGGTCCAGTTGAACATGTTGATATGCGATGTCAAGAGAGCGCATTTTATCGAATATCTGCCGTTTGCTGAAGCATCGGAAAGCCTCACGGTGACCGCTTATGAGATAGATCATGCATACTTGTCTAAGTGGATACCCGTTCTTCAAAAGTTTTGGGGAGAAGTAATGGATTACCGTGATAACGGTTCGATTACTGAACACAAGAACTATTCCAAATGGTCTGAGCGGATGCGGAAGGCAAAAGCAAAGCTTCAAGAAGAAAAGGAGAGAGACGATGCCGATCAAAATTACATGTTAGGGTCGGATAGCGATTAAGGTTTTAGAGCAGACTAAAATATTAGATTCTTAATATAAGAATAAGATGGGTGTTCGTGGTCTGATGTCTTTAATACATAAGCATTCGCCAAATGCTGTTGTTACTTTGAGGGCTAAGGATATAAGAAACAAGGTGTTCGTGATCGATACAAGTATCCTTCTATATAAATATTCCCACGCTTCGAAAACGTTCAAGAATGCTCACATCAGTGGATTTTTGAATCGTATTACAACATGGGTACAGGCGGGTGTGGTCCCATTGTTCGTCTTCGATGGAGAACCTCCGGATGCCAAATTACAAACACTAAGGAAACGAAAGGAAGAGAAACGAAAACTATATATACGAGTAGAAAAATTGGAACAGGATATTCTAACACTGACGGACCCGAAGGCTAAGATATTGGTAGAACAGCAGATAAAAACAATAAGAAATCAGATAGTGCATGTGACGCCTGAGCAGAAGGAGGACGTCATCGAGCTTTTGAAAATACTAGGAATCCCCTTCATTGAAGCGAAAGGCGAAGCTGAGCACCTCTGTTCCTACCTCCAAAGGAACGGGGTTGGAGATTTCACTGTGACCGACGATAGCGATGCGTTTGCGTTTGGTTCTACCAAAGTGATTCGGTTCATAAAGAATAATAATATGGGTTGTCTGGAATGCTACTGCTTGGATAGCATTCTTAAGGACCTAGGACTTTCATTTAAACGTTTTTTGGACCTCTGTATTTTATGCGGTTGTGACTTTTGTGATACCATACCGCGCGTTGGGGCTCTGACTGCATTTGCGCTAATGAAAAAGCACGCAACTATTGAAGAAATACTAGAACAAAATCCGAAATACAAACCGTCCGAAAAATTCGATTACGCAAATGCCAGATATATTTTTCAAGCCCCCGTTGAAGACGTAATTGACCCAAAATATATCGCACTCAAACCGTTTGACGAAGGGGCGCTTATTGGATTTATGTGTCATAAGTTTCCCAAAGAGCAGATAACAAAATTCGTAAACAGATATAAAAAATCACGAATATAAAAATATTTTCATAAGTTAATTATACATTCGATGCTTTCTGAAATGGAATTTATGACTCTCTTTGGGTTCGGAAAAACAAAAAAAAAGAAAACCAAGGCTCAACTTCTAGGAGGAGGAGCTGGTCCTCTGCGCGCTCGCAAATTAACTAGTTCTACCATTAAAAGAAAAGCTGTCACTAAACTTCAGAAGCTGGCACGCGCACGCGCTGCCAAGAAAGCGAAGTCCACCGCTGCCAGGAAGCTTCAGAAGCTGACACGCGCACGCGCTGCCGCTGCCAAAAAAGCGAAGTCCAGCGCTGCCAGGAAACTTCAGAAGCTGACACGCGCACGCGCTGCCAAGAAGGCGAAGTCTACCGCCGCTAAGAAACTTCAGAAGCTGGCACGGGCACGTGCTGGTAAGGGCAAGAAGGCGAAGTCCACCGCTGCCAGGAAGCTCCAGCTCGCGATGAAGAGTATGGTGCGTAAGAAACAGTCGCGTATGGTAGCTGCGGCAAGTGTAATACATCGGATGGCTCGTAAAATTATTGATGAGCTTGCAGAGGAGAAAAAGCAGCACCTTGTGGAGGCAGCTGCGGCCAATAAGATCAAGATGTTGTTGGCGGCCACATTTGTGGGCGGAACCTATGTCAGCGCTACTAAAAAGCGCTCTGCCGAGAAGGCAGCAGCAAAGAAAATTCAGAAACTGGTCCAGTCGTTCATGAACAAATCTGTAGCTAGCAAAGTGCGTACCCTTACCCCGAAAATCCATGGCTCCAAAACCGATTCTCAGAAGAGGGCAGCGGCAATGAAGATGCAAAAAATTGTTCGTGATATGCTGAAGAAGAAGCCAAAACAATCTTCGAAGGTCAGTGCCGCCAAGAAGATTTTTTCCGCCGCCTCCGTGGCCAAGGATTCAAAGAGTTCCGAAGCAAAGAAGGTTGCCGCCTTTAAACGCATACAGGTTGCCCTGCGTTCTCTAGGCACTACTACGAAATATGCTAAGAAAATACAGGCAGCCGTACGAAAGGCTCAAAAGAAGTCTCCCGTTCGTTCAGCTTCCCGTTCTAAGCGTTCTGCCAGCTTCCCGTTTGAGATGTTCGATACCCCAAAGAGGCCAGTGCGTTCTGCCAGCTTCCCCTTTGAGATGTTCGATACCCCAAAGGCGCCAGTGCGTTCTGCTAGCTTCCCGTTTGAGATGTTCGATACCCCAAAGGCACCACCTAAGAAGCGGGCACCAGCTAAGAAGCGGGCACCAGCTAAGAAGTATGAGCCGAAGTTCCCCTTCGCTCAGTACCCAAAGTTCACTCCAAACGCTGTGAAGAAGCCACGAAAGCGTCGTGGAAAGGGCGGTGGCAGCAAGTTTGGAGGTTTCCAAAGTGCAACGAGCATGGCGAATTCCGCATATATGCTTCCAGCCACCGCAACTGGTGCTCCGACTATAGCCGGTCCAACTGGTTACAATGGTATCTTCGCGAATGGTCCGGGGCCATCTGGGTTCGGTACTCACGGCCAAGCAAGCGTATTGCGCGATATCATTGGCCCCACACTTTGAGCTGAATAATTATTAACAATTTGTAAGTGATCTCATATAGGAGATCATTCCAAACAATTATTTTCAGGGTTTAGAACTTCGAACGACTGACGATGTCACTTGGGTTTTCGTAGGACATGTTCAAGTCGGTGGTAGCAATACCAGTGTTATAATGGTCTTGAAGTTGAAGCAGTGGCTTAGATTTTTCGACCTTTTGGGTCTTTTCCAGTTCTTTTATTTTCCCTTCGAGTGCCGAGGGTACGAGGTTATCTTCAAGATAAACGTCGTCTCGTTTAATCGTTTCGTGTTGCGGTTTCGCAGCTTCCTGTGTAAAGGGCTGAGACTTCTCATCACAAAGACCTTTTATTTTGCGAGTGACATACTTACCCTCGGTCTTGAATATTTCAGCGACTATGGGGGTTGCGACGTTTCGCTGTAGATTGTATAGCATAGCCTTGACTTCGTAA